TGCAAGAGCAACGTCTTTCACATAGACAAAATCCCTTTGTTGAAGGCCGTCATTGGTGATCGTTAACGGTTTTCCGTTTTTAAATTGGTCTAAAAAGATTGGAATGACTGAGCGGTATGAACTGCTGGGATTGGTTCTTTCGCCGAACACGTTGAAATACCTTAAGCATGTGGTCGTAACGTCAGTAGTTTCGGCATAATACCTTGCATAAGTTTCACCGACTAATTTAGATAGAGCATAGGCTGAGATTGGATCAGGCGATTGAGTCTCAACTGTCGGGAACTTTGCAGTGTTTCCGTAAATCGCGCTGGTCGAACTAAACACGAGCTTTTTTACTCCTGCGATTCTACAGGCTTCAAGAACATTTGCTGTACCAACGACGTTAACTTTAGTATATCGGTCAGGGTGATCTAATGACTCCTGGACAGAGGTTAATGCGGCTAAATGGAATACGCATTCTGATCCATGTATCATCTCAGCGATCCTCTGGGGATCCTCAGTAATGTCGAGATCTATTACATCAATACCTGAATTTGGCAAATTAGATCTTTTGCCTGTTGAAAAATTATCGATGACGACTGGAAAGAAGCCTTTCTCTATCAATAGTTCGACTAGGTGAGATCCGATGAATCCGGCCCCACCTATCACTGTTACTTTTCTTATTAGCATTTATAAAATATTAAAAGGTTACAATTGTCCCTTAGTTCCTACTTCTGATGAAGTTTCTCCAGAAGCCGGAGTTTCTCCAGCTGGTGTAGCAGCGGCGCCTCCTGCTGGAGCAGCGGCTGACCCGGCTCCACCTGCTGCTCCAGCAGCGGCTTCGCCTTCAGAAGTAGCTTGATAACTCTTGTTCTTGGCAATATCTTCATCACTCAATTTTAAGTATTCCTTGATCAGGTACTCGGTTGAGAAGTAAGGTTTATTTTCATCGTTAACAACGGCTTTCATTGCATTAAGTGTCGCAAGGCGCTTGTTAAGTAGCTCTTGAGTCTTGATTTCCTCAAATACGTTATCATCGTGCCACGTTAAACCAACCGCATTCGCGAATCGGTGATCGGACTTAAGGTCCTTCACGTCCAAACACATTTGCAAGTAAAGAGGTTTGGTAACAAGCTCTTTAAAAGCTGAGCGCAAACGCTTGACAAATTTATTGTATCGAATTTCCTCCCTTGAGATTCCTTCAGCGTTCATTGTGTAGGAACCTTGATTCTCGGACCAACGAGAATACGGCAATTTAGAATCAAGTTTTAACTTATCTTGGAAGTACTTCAAGAGTTCAGAACCTGATAAGTTTGGTCCTGGATACTCGAGCGCCTCAATATCGATTGCTTCGCCACGATCATTCTTTGGTAAAACGTAGTTCTTGTAGAACAAGATGTTGGGCTTACCGTCCACCATTAATTCTCCTGAGCTGCCGTCAAACGTGATGTCTTCTTTTAGAGTATTTGTGAATTCACGAACATCCTCTTTCGCCTTTTGCATTGACTTGGTTCCAACTGGAACAGTCGTCTTCAAACGAATTGGAGCGTTCATTGTGTGCCAAATGACCTTTGAGTGCTCGATCAGGCGCAATAGATTAAACGAACGAATCAGACGCTCAACAAAACTAACTCTTTTTGTTCTAAATTCATTTGAATACGAGATATAGATGATCTGCGAATCAGTTAGGGTACGATTCATTCGATTGACTGGATCGCGTTGAGCCCACTGTAGGTAAATACGACCACTTGAGTCCTTTTTAACTTCAGGATAGAGCGTCGATGGGTCCAACTCCTTGAAACCAATAATGTCCTTAGGATTCGTCAAATTATCGTAGATGATTTCAAAGGCCAAGTGACCTTCAATCAACCATTGATAGAAATACTGCCAGGCGGAAATACCTCGATCAAATCCCCATGCGTTATAGATCTTTTCGAAATTTTCTTGGTACTTGTCCAAGATTTTTTGCTGGTAGTTCAATCTTTCGTCCTTGTTCTTTCCACGATAGTTGATTTCCCCAACTAGATCGTTTGGATAACAGAATCGATTATCTTGGTCGAAGACGATTGCATCGTCCGCGATCGTTTCAATAATGAATTCAATCTCGCCGTTTGATGCAAGATCACGAAGACGTTCTCTTTTTTGAACGTAGTCCAATTGAAAGAATGCAATTGATTTGTTCTTGAGTGAAGACGTAGTGTCCGATAGAGCAAGGGTTGCTTTCATTAGGTCGTCGCCCAACGAATTGTTGAATCCCGTTAGCTGGCCCTCAATGTAACCGATTGCTTGGGAATTCTTAACGAGTAGATCATCGTACTTCATACCGAATCGGCTGAGTGCTGTTAAACCTGATCTAAGTCCTCTTACTGGATTGCTATCTAAAAATCCTGCCATTTATTTATGTTATGTTATTTCAAAAAGTCTGAAATTTGTGATCTTGTCGCAATAGATTCATCACGAGAGTAGTTAATCTCCCCGACCTTTGGCACATTCGGCCAATCTATCAAGCTCAAGTATCTCATTTCGTCTCTGTTATATTTATCAACCAGGAACTCAAATTTAATACCTGAATACGGGCTGATGCTCATTACAAAGTTCTTATTCACCGAGCCGAACGGATTCATTTCTGGTTGCCTGATTCTTTTTTGGTATTCTATAAATTCTCCCTTGTCATCAGTTAGGTTAGACAGCACAGGTAGAATCCGATTTAAGTAGGTCTGAATGAATCGTCGTCTTAGTTGCTGAGGCATTACTTTGATGTTCAGACCAAATTCAATCGGCCCGCTACTTCCTAATGAAATGAAGATTGGATAATTGTCAACATAAGGTTTAGTTCCTTTGCTCTGGCCTGTTGTGTAGTCATCTAGGCTAGGCAATCCATCATTTCCTTTGATGGTCTTTGCAACAAACGTATAGACATGACCTGGAATCAGGAAAGGTACTTGTATCGATTCCTCAGAGAACCGATAATTTGGACCTGGTTGAGCGAAGTTCTCGACCCTGCCGGTTTCGATGTAGTCCTTTATTTGCTGTATTGCCATTACTATCTTTTATATTGATTTGAACAGAAAGTTTTCGGTAATTATTCCGAATTTTAATCCCCTAACTGATGCAAATTCTTTTGCTGCTTCAAATTTGGCCTGGTTAACAATGTACTGCTTTGCAGCATAAACATAGTTTGCGGTCTGTTTATTAGTCATTCGCTCAGGTGCGGTTGGGGGCTTAGTGTACTTGTCAGGCTTAATCTCAATGAGCCATGCCTGTTCTCGACCTTCATTATCCTTTGTCACAACGTAAAAATCAATGTAATAGGTGTGGCCCCTTTTGTCCAACGGGCTGTAATAGGGAATTCCAACGGGTTCGCTTGAATACTTGATTACGGTTGGGCTGTGATCACACCACTTAAGAAACTTGAATTCCCAACTTGATCTAAATATGATTTGGGTTGGATCGCCGACGTATTTTTCAGGAAATGCGGGTTTAAAATAGCCCTGTCTGATTGATCCGGCTCGTGGTTTTAAGAAGGTCTTGATGCTCTTCTGCTCTTTAGGTTTCATATAGTTATTTATAGGTACGCCATGTCAAACACGGTTTCGCTAAAATAGCTATTGATCCATTGATTAAAATCACGCGGACTGTACTCGGAGTCCTTGGAATGAATGAATGAGTACATATCATTGATGTCCTTGATTCTTTGAATCTCTTTTAGTTCATCAATTGAAGAGTATTTCTTTTTTAGAAAGTCGATTGCCTTGTTCCATAGAAAAACTGAGTAGCCTTGCTTGATGAAATTCATCATTTGGGTTTTGCCGGCTTTATCACGATCAAACACCACTCGAGTAGCTCCCTTTGCTCCCAAGTTTGCAAGAATGCTACGAGCCTTTGAAGCACCGGAAGTTGCAATACAATTCTCCAGCAACAGTGAATCGAACTGGCCTTCAGTCATTAGAATCGGCTTGGTGAAATCAACGTTCAAGATATTAAAGTAATTGTTCAAGAAGTTAGCATCCTCAACCAATTCCTTGCTCAATCCACGCTGAGCGAAAATAATAGAGAGATCGGTGTAGGACTTGATGATATACTTTCGATCAGAATTAGGGTCCAGGCTGCGAATTGCAAAGCCTAATAATCTACCTGACTTGCGATCAAAATTAAATATGTAAACCTTATTATCGCTTGCATCAGTATAGAGGCAATCACCAAAATCCTCGATTAAGTTAAGATCCCTGGACTTGATGTATTGAAATGCGGTC